TTTCATAAATATTTTAGAGATGAAGAAAAACAAAGCGCGGTCTATTGGTTGGCTTGGGAAGCTGAAAGGCGCAATGGCGTAACTGTTGTGCCTTTTGGTGATAAGTATTTGGAGCAGCTTGTTAAAGTAGAAATTCTTGACGCTGACTCCCCAAATGGATAACGCGGGATTCCTTTCACTACCTCGTTGCTAGGTTAGCAATAACAACAGGACTTCCGCACCAAACGTTTATTGATATGGACAGGGATTTGTTAAAGGCAACTTTAGCGGTTCTCAAAGACGACGCAAAGGCTAGGGAAAATGCCAGCAGAAATAAAAGGTTTAATTGAGCTTCAAAAAGCTCTTAAAGATTACGCCCCTGCCCTAGCTGTGCAACTAGACGATCAAATGGCTGTTGCCCTTGGTGGCGTAGTTAAGAAAGCCCAAGATTATGTGCCTAGCAATTCGCCTTTAAGCAATTGGAATTACAGACGACGATCTGAATTCTACTTTGATGCTCAAGATAATAGATTGAGAAAGTTCCCTTTATTTAACGCGGCAACTGTTGTAAAAAATATTAAATATAGTTCAACACCACGCAAAACTAATAGACGCGGATTTAAAGCTGTTTATTACATAATTAACAAATCTGCTGCGGGTGCTATTTATGAAACAGCTGGTAGAAAAAATCCTTCAGGTCAGCCTTGGGTTGGTCGTTTAGGCGACCCACGTCAAAAAGATATTAGTCGTTCAAACAACCCTCAAGCGGGTTCAGATTTTATTCAGGCAATGGGTGAGTTAAAGCAAGGCAACATAGAAAGTTCTACAAAGCGCGGTCGTTACATGAAAGGTCGGTTGATCTTTAGAGCTTGGGCTGAGGACGGTGGCAAAGCTAACGCAGCCGCTTTAACTGCTATTTACAACGCTAACGAGCAATTTAAAAAGAAACAATATTTTAGGAAGGCGTCACAATGAGTATAGTAATTGATATTGCCGCGCAATTTACAGGCAAGAAAGCATTTACTCAAGCTGAGAACGCTGCCGATAAACTGGCTAGAAACGTTAAACAAGCTCTCATTGGTGTCGGTGTTACCGCTTTTGCTAAGTCAGCGGTTAGTGCGTTTGCTGCTCAAGAAAAGCAATTAGCACTCTTTTCAAACTCGCTACGCAACATAGGTTTTGAGTTTGCAACCTCAGACTCACTAGCATTTTTAAACAGTTTAAAATTACAATATGGAGTTGCAGATCAGCAGTTAATTCCTGCATACCAGCAATTACTAACCACAACCCGAAGTCTTGCAGCCTCACAAAACCTTACCAACATTGCATTAGATATTGCTGCTCGTCAAAACATTAGCGTAGCCCAAGCCGCAGACGCTTTAAGCAAGGCTTATCTAGGAAACACAAAAGGCTTAAACGGATTAGAATTAGGTTTAAGCAAAACAACTCTTGCTTCAGGTGATTTCGCTTTAATTCTAAAAGAGATAACTAACATTACAAAAGGTGCAGCATCAAGAGCAGCTGATACTTTCTCTGGCAAACTAGCCAAATTAAAAGTTGCAGCCGACATGGCTAGAATTAGTATTGGCGCAGGTCTTGTTGAAGCGATTATGCGAATTAGCGGGGCAACAGAGATAGATGAATTACAGACAAAGATTATTAATTTTGGTGAATCTACTTCCCAAGCGTTAATTAGAATAGGGCAGTTAATAAAAGATAACATTGTTTTGGTTAAATCTTTTGCAGCTGTGTTACTTGCTGCCTTTACAATTAATAAGATAGCCGCCTTCATAACAGCATTAGGCACAATTGTTAAAACCGTTAAAGTTCTTAGAAATGCTTTACTAGCTTCAGCAATTGCTAGAAACTTCTTGTTTAGCCCATTAGGCGCAGCTGCTATGACCGCTGGCATGTTTGCAGCAATTGGCTTAATGATTAAAGGCGTTGACGCAATTAGTGAATCTGCTACTAAAGCAACTGGAAACCTACAAAGCATGTTTGCCGCTGGCGGTTCAATGGCTGGAGGCGATCAAGGCGGTGCGGCTAAATTCGCCGAGGGTGCAGCTGCTAGAGCTGCCAAGGAAGCCAAGGCTGCCGCACTTGCCCAATTAAAAGCAACTAACGCACAAACCAAGGCTATTAAAGATCAGGCTAAACTTAAAAAGGCAAGCGGCTTGCTTGACATGGAACAAATACAAATCATGGCAGCCTTGCAGAATCAATTAACTGAGGACGAGAAACTTAGACTATCTTTACAACTTGCTTTACTTACAGAAAACGCAGCAGAGGCAGACCGTTTAAGTAATCAACTAGCATTATCACAATTGCAAACAACAGGATTAGCAAGAGCAATTCAAAACTTGCCACCTGCCTTAAATCCTTTACAAGATTATCCTAATTATATTAACAAAGCCATAACCGATATTTCCTTAATACAAGACGCATTAAATAAACTTAAAGCCCCTGTTCTAACTGTTCAAGTCAACACCGTTAATACAGGCGGTGGCGGTGGCGGTGGCGGTATTAGCGGCGGTGGCGGAGGCTCACCAATTGTTCCAGTTCCTTTTGCTGGCATACCATTAGGCGGCGACATTGGCGGAGCAGCAAAAGCTTTAGAATATGCGGCGAAAAAGAATCAAGTTACATTAAATACACAAATGCCTGATTGGCAAAGTTATCGCGCTGGAGAACGAGAAACTAAAGTTACTGTTAACGTCCAAGGTAATGTTATTTCTAATAGAGATTTAACTGACTCATTACGCATGGGATTACTTGACTCAAGTGCATCGGGTTCATTTACTCTATCCAATAGAGCTACTAGAGGCGATTAATGGTTTTACCTGCAACGCTTGACATATCTCTAGATTTCTCGTCGGGAGCTACTTTCGGTATCGGGCTTACCCTTGATGACCCTGTTAACGGTTTATTAGATACAGGCATTTTATCCGAATCAACAACTCCATCATTAATAGCTGATTTAACGCCAGATGCAAGGCGGATAAGCATAAGACGCGGACGCAATTTAATTAGAGATACTTACGAGGCTGGAAATGCTACCGTTAGAATTTACGACCCTAACGGAAACTTTAACCCACAAAATATTAGTTCGCCTTATTATGGTCAATTAACACCTTTAAAGAAATTAAGAATTTCTGCCGCTTATAGCGGAGTAACTTACTATTTGTTTAGCGGCTATACAACGGATTACATTTATTCTTACGATCAAGGCGAGAACGTTTCCTATGTGGACATAAACGCTTCAGACGCTTTTAGATTGTTTAACTTAGCAGCTGTAACCACAATAACAGGACAAGCCGCTGGGCAAGATACTGGCACTAGAATTGACAAGATTTTAGATACAGTAGATTTTCCTGTCAGCATGAGGTCAATTTCCGTAGGAGATACTTTAACCCAAGCTGATGCTGGCAGCTCTAGGACTTCATTGTCAGCGATTAAAAACTGTGAATTCTCAGAACAGGGGGCATATTATGTCAGCCCCTCTGGCAACGTTGTGTTTAAAAACAGATCAGAGGTTATAGGCAGCGCAGGTGACACTCCTATTGAGTTTAACCAAACTACTGGGATTCCTTACAAAAACGTAAAGTTTGCCTTTGATGATAAATTGATTGTGAACCAAGCAAACATAACTCGTTTGGGCGGTGCTACCCAAGTTTTTATTGACGCCGATAGCGTTGCGACTTACTTCCCTCACTCAATTACTAGCTCTGATCTAGTCGTTCAGACAGACGCAGAGTCAGCCAATATTGCTGCTATTTACGTCGCGTCAAGGTCAGACACAACCATTAGAATTGATGAAATGAGCATTGACTTACTGGACTCCAATGTGCCGACTGACACGCTTCTTGGCATGGATTATTTTACTAATGTTCTAATTACCAACATACAGCCTGACGGTTCTACCATTACAAAAAACCTTCAGGTTCAAGGCGTTGCTTGGGATATAACCCCTTCGTCTTGGATTGGACATTTCAGCACCCAAGAAACCTTGGTTGATGGATTTATTTTGGACGATATTTATTATGGTCAGTTAAATGACGATATACTTAGCTACTAGGGGGATAACAATATGGCAGCAGGACTAGGGTTTAAAACGTTTGCAGTTGGTGAAGTTCTTTCCGCCGCAAACGTCAACGGATATTTAATGCAGGGCGTTCTTGTTTTTGCAGACGCCGCCGCACGATCAGCCGCAATCACTTCACCTCAAGAGGGTCAAACCTCATATCTTAAGGACACCGACGTAATACAGGTGTACTCAGGTTCAGCATGGGTTACTAAGTCAGGTGGCTCATCACCTTTAACAACTAAGGGCGATCTTTATACTTACTCAACAACCGACGCAAGATTGCCAGTAGGCACAAACGGACACACACTTGTAGCGGATAGTGCGGAAGCAACTGGTCTAAAATGGGCTGCTCCTGCTGGCGGTGGGAAAGTGTTGCAGGTTGTTCAAGCAACATCTAGCACAGTAACAACAGTTGCAAGTACTACAATGACTGATAGTGGTTTAAGCGTAACGATCACTCCAACATTATCATCAAGCAAAGTTTTGATTTTAGTAAGTCAGGGCTTGCTATTAGCAAGAAATTCAGACAGAGCATTAGGTGGATGGCGTTTAATGAGGGGTGCTACTGAAATTTTAAATGGTAATGATGGTTTCTTTATTTTAGCAAATCTTGGCGGTTCTACTTATCAGACTAATATGCAGGCATATTTTGCATTAAATTATTTAGATACCCCATCAACAACATCTGCAACAACTTACAAAACACAAATAAAAGTTAGTACAACAGCCGATAATGGTAAAATACACGGTCAAGGTGAAAATGGTGTAACAAGTTCAATTATTGCTTTAGAAATAGGTGCGTAATGACATTTTATTTAGTTGATGCAATTAGATTATTAAAACCAACCGCTGAGTTTTCATTTACTGATAATGATTATTCAACAATTAAATGGGATGTACTAGAAGGAGATGCTCCTACTCAAGTAGAGATTGATGCTGCAATTGAGCAGGTCAAAGCAAATGAAATTGCGAAAGCCCAAGCAAAGGCTCAGGCTAAAGCAGTATTACTTGAACGCTTGGGTTTGACCCAAGAGGAGTTCAATACCCTCACAGCATAATCTTGAGGAATTGTGTCTAAATGAAACCATGGTTATCAAAAGCGGCTGCTCAATTACGCAATCAGGTAGATGATTCTTACGGAGATCGCCAGCGCAAAAGTGATGGGTGGATTGCTGACGATCATCACAAACGCAGAGGTAAAAGCGATCACATACCCGACGCGTCAGCCAACTTTGTTGTTAGAGCAATTGACATTGACGCTCGCCTTTCTGACGACAAACGAGCTTCAGCATATTTGGCAGATCAGATTAGACTCTACGCTAAACGTCATGGACGTATTCATTATGTAATTCATTTAGGCATGATTGCTTCGCCAATTCTAAATTACAAGTGGCGTCGCTATCGCGGATACAGTCCGCATAACCACCATTTGCACCTTTCTTTCCGCAAAGACCAAGATAATAATTCTGATTTTTTTGATATACCACTACTAGGAGGCAAGTAATGAAAATAAGTAATAAGCAAAAAGCAATATTAAAAGCATATTTTAAAGGAGTTCTTGTTTCGTTTTTAACATTTATTGCAAGCAATGAACTTGGCTTTGACCCAACAGTTTCAGTAATTCTTGCCGCCCTTGCTCACCCTGCGGTTAAAGCCTTAGATAAAGCTGATGATGATTTTGGCATAGGCAGTAAAGAGTAATGTCAGCCCTTGAGTGGGCTGGCTTCGCTGCTGGAATTACCACAACATTAATCGGAGTGCTGGCTGGCTTACGCTGGCTAGTAAAAGGTTGGCTGAACGAGCTTCGCCCCAATGGCGGGAGTTCAATGAAAGACCAGTTGACCTCATTACAACAAGAAACAACACGCCTTTCAGATCGCATTGATGAGCTGTTTATTGTCATTAGCAGGAAGTAAAATAAACCTATGGCAACAAAGCGTAAACCTAAAAAGAAAGTAGCTAAAAGACGCAGGACTACTAAAGAGCCTGTACTTACAAAACTTGACTATTGGGCAATTGCAGCCAATGAAGTTTATATGGCTTGCCGAAAAGCAAACATGGACGAAGGAACAGCTCTAGCATTTGCTATGGATAGGTCTAGTTATCCTGATTGGATTGTTGACACGACAGACCCAATTAAAAACCCATTAGACGACTTTGACGAGGACGAATAAAGTTAAGCGAATTGTTCTGATTTCAGACTTACAAATTCCATACCATGACCCAATTGCAACTAGAAACCTTGTACGCTTTATTGCAAAATGGAAACCGCATCAAGTCGCAACGGTCGGAGATGAAATTGACCTCCCTCAGCTCAGTAAATGGGAACGCGGTTTGGCGGGTGAGTTTGCTGGAACACTTGACCGAGATCGCCAAGTTACTAAGCAAGTCCTCTACGACTTACAGGTAACAGATATGGTCAGGTCAAACCATACTGACCGATTGTGGAATTCAATCAAAACTAGGTTGCCAGCCTTTGCCTCATTACCTGAATTAAAATTTGAAAATTGGCTTGGCTTGCCTGAGCTAGGCATCAAATTTTGGCGTGAACCTATGCCGATTGCGCCTAACTGGATTATCCTTCATGGTGACGAGGGGCAGGTATCCCAAAAGGGTGGTCAAACAGCCCTAGGATTGGCTATAAGGCATGGTAAGAGCGTGGTGTGTGGGCATACTCATCGCGGGGGTTTAGCCTCTGTTACAGCCTCGTCAGGGGGCAAAATAGGGCATACCTTGTTTGGTCTTGAAGTCGGAAATTTAATGTCATTTTCCTCTGCAAAATACCTAAAGGGCGGCAGCGGCAATTGGCAGCAAGGGTTCGGAATTTTGTATGTAAAGAACAAAAAGGTTGCGCCTGTATTTGTGCCTATTGAAAAAGATGGCAGTTTCATAGTTGAGGGTAAAACCTATGGGTAGGCAGACCGATTACGAGCCTAGAGATATTGATGAGCAGATTGACGCTTTTGATGAACTGGGGCTATTGTAACAAAAGCGTTATAGAACACGCCCAAGGCTAGGGTTGTAAATGTCAG